AGAATACGAAAATCTTCTACCTTCAGTAACAATACCATCTTGTTTTTGTAAATCATTATATTGTAGATATGGAATATCTTTTGCAAATACTCTACAGTATTCAGTCCCAACTTCTTGTCCGATAGAACCTGTATATTTAATAACTCTTGAACCCTTGGTTAATTCTTTATAACCGTCATTGAATACTTTACTCACTTGGTCAATGGCATTACCAACATGTTGTAATCTTTTACCTCCTTGAGGTTGGCTATCTATGATTCTTTGTGTGTCATCAAGAATGGAACCTTGTCTAAAAGTTCTTTCAGTTGATTCTGTTGAATTATAAGATGAAGGTTTAAAATCCTCATCTTGATTCATGATTTCACCACCGATACCAACTTTCTTACCCGCATTACCTTTGTATTTTGGAGATACCCATGTAAATCCACCCTCAATACCGCCACCATTACTATATGTTGGACCGTTAGCACCTAACCTAACATCTTTACTTGGACCTTCGTATAGTTGAGCCAATTCTTGTGGACCATATACAGGTGATTGTTGTTCATTACCAAAAGCGTCAACAGGTAACGCACGGCTTGGTGAAAACACTCTCGTTGGGTCAGAAGTATCTGAACCAATATAGAAATTTGAATTGTTAGTTTGAGTTCCAACAAGCGCACCTCCAAGTCGGTCAACTAGTGTTCTATCGTAATTAGGTTTATATCTATTATAATTTATGTTTTTCCATAAAATAGATTTTTGACCAGCACCAGTATTATTGTAAAATATTTGAGTTCCTGTCTTACCTGCGCCTAATAAATTACTTACAAAATTACCTACAGCTGCTAATGGATTGGCAAGTAAAGATTGTTGTATTGTTGTTGGTGAAGGTGGATTGATATTTGGGTCAAAATATGAACCAGGTATCAAAGAAAAAGGCAATAAACTTCCTCCCAATCTTAATGCAAAATCAGCAGATGCAGTTATTGGATTTGATGGAACGGTAATTTGATAGTTTGGTTCTATAATTGGAACATTACCTGTTAAAATGTTAACAAGATTTGTACTACTATTAACATTTAATATATTTGCTCGTCCAATAGTTTCTCTAATAATGGCTCTACCAATTCTATCTTCAAATTCCTTTTTGAGCGTTTTAGCACCCAATCTAGCAATAAATGAATCTTGACTTAATAAACCATTACTACCCGTTGGGTCAGGGTTTAATAAAATTGATAATGGTGTATAAGATGAAGGGTTAAATACTGATGGATATGGTTGGTTATTATATAATGCTTTAATACCACCTGGTATTGTACTTGAAATTGTATCAGGTGTAGTAATATAAACACCCGCATCATATTGTTGTAATCCTCCATTACCAAACGCATTAGCCGCAATATAAGGTGTGGTAATACCTGCAAAACCTTTTTGAGCCGCTATTTTTGCTTGGTCAATTATATGAGCATCTTGTTGTCCTGGTCCATACTCACCTTGATTTGATTTTGTATTTAAGTTACCCGAAACATCAGGTGCTTGTTTGTAACCACCTTCACTTCCCCATTGATTAAGTGGGTATTGCTTATCAGCAAAAAATGTTGTATCAATTAAGAAATCAGGACTATCAATAACAGATAAATCTGATTGTACCACCTCATAAGTAATAGGAGGCGTAGCCTTATTAGGGGATTTAGCATAAGGTACTAAATTCCTTGTTATAAGTTTTTTTCTAAAACCTTCCGTACTAATATAATCTAATGGACTACCCATCTATACTTTTACTAATAAATAGGTTAATAGTATTTTTTTATCATTAACCATAACTAACAACACCTTGATTTTTACCTTCTGTATTTGATTTGCCTACCTTTACAATATATTGTTTAAACTCTTGACTGTTAAACACATCATTTAATTGTTTTTGGGACACTCCTGAGGGAGTTTTTACATCAATAGTGATTGTACCACCAAAATTTACTTCTGAATTCACTTGTTTTTGTTGGGATAATGTTTCGTTATATTTTTTTTTGGTACTTAATGCTTGTTCTATTGTTATAGGTTTTGATTTTGTTTGAGTTCCAGATATTACCCCTGTTTTAGTATTTGTTGGGGTTGTAGTACTTCCAGTCTTTCCTAATATAGCTTCTTTAAATAAGTTTTCAACTTGGCTATTCCCTCTCAATCCTGTTGCAGTTTGTTTTGCCAAATCTTGAATTACTTTAAACATTTTGTCATCCATATTTGAACTTTTTTGTAACAATGTTTCTTTCATTTTATTTATAGATTCTCCGAAAGTTATGGATTGAAAACCATCTTTCATTCCAGTTGACAAAACATTTTGTATATTTTCAACCACACCCTTAACCCCTAATCTTATTTCATCACTTTCAGGAACCATTTTTTGAGCATTACTAGCAAAATTTTTAACTATACTTGTTAAACCCTCAATGTTTGCTGCTTGGGAACTTGCCAATCCAAGAACCAATTTATCTTTTATCGCTCTAATATCGGCTTCAATAGATTTTGTAAAACCCAATTGACTTTTTTGAATCTCTTCCATTGTTTTTGGAGCATCTTTTTGTTGTTTGATTAATTCGTCAAATTCTTCTTGGTTAAGGTTTTGTAACTCTTTTTTAGTATTATCTTTAAGAGTTACTTCATATTGACCTTTTTCACCCATTTTTGCAATATTTGCAAGGTATTGTTTGTCTTCTTCGTTTGCAAATTTTAATCCCGCCGTTTTAACTTGTGATAATCTTCTATCCAAATCAGCGGCAGCCAATCCCATTTTACTCATCTCAGCCGCACTAACACCAATTTCAGTTTCCATTTCCCTCAATGTTAGAACACCCTGAGGATTTATTTTAAATGATTGTGTTTTTTCGTCAAAATATGTAAATGATTTTGCAACGTCTGCCAAGCTATTTTGTAAACCAGATGGGTCATTGATTGATTGGTTCATCAACGCAAATGGGTCCGCTAAATTACCTACGGACACCCCTAATCTTTGAAACGCTGCCGCAACGTCTATAGCTTTTCCGGGGTCCAAAACTTTATTTGCTAACTCAAAAGTTTGTTTCATATCAAATCTTAACATTGAAGCTTGAGCAGCCATTTTAGCTAAACCAGCAACACCACCTTCAAATTGGAAACGATTCATTTGTCCCATATTAGCAGTAACGTCTTTCATTACTGATGTTGCGTTTAACCCAACACTTTGAATATATCCAATTGAATCCTCTAAATTTACACCGATTTGAGATGTTTCATACCCAACATCTTTAAAACTACTGACTAATGCGCCACTGGTGGTATTCAAAACTTTTGCTGATGCATACAATTTTGCAACCACATTTTCATTTTCTATTACATTTCTATTAGATGATGCAGCAATTTCACTCATAGTGACCGCCACATCTTGTAAATTACCACCTAAACTTTCAACTCCAGCAGCACTATCAACGAATGCCAAATTCATTTCAATAATTCTTGACCTAGCTAAACCAAAATTTTTGTTTAACAGGTTTCCACCTGCAACCATGGCATCAAAACCATCTACAATAGTTTGAAGTGGATTTAAAAGTGATACTACAGTACTTTCTAAATCTTTAATATCGTTTTTTTTACTATCTAAATTTTCTTCTGTTGCCATAATTTTTTTTACATTTCTATATAAATAGAAGAAGGACTAAAAAATTAGTCCTTCTTATTCTCTTGAATCCATTTATCAAGTAAATACTTTCTAACAAACACCGGCATTTGTTGGAAATCTTGATATGTGATTTTCATAAGGGTGTTTAAATAATAAAATTCGTCAATTTGATTTTTTCTATAATCAGAAGAAAGGACGAAAAAAGTCAACCCCGAAACCAACATTTACTGTTAGTTTTTCTCCTGACGGGGCTATAATCATTTTAGTCATATCCAATCTCGGTTCGTTTTCGTTCATAAAATTTCTAAGATATTTTGAATCTGCAATTGGCATAGATTCAATAAATTTTGAAATCATTCCTTTATCAGTTGAACCATCAATTTCAAATATTTCTTTTTGCATTTTCCAAGTAACTTTTGGTACTATTCTACCTTGTGGGTATGTATCCGCCATTCTATTAATTTCCATTAGTTCACCATAACTTAATGGTCTAACTTTGATTGTTGATTGACTTTTAGGTAAAGTTACAGTGAATGTCCCATCTTCGTTTGGTTGTTGACCATTTATGATGGTTAATTGGTCCAACATAACCGTTGTCTGAAATTGTTTTTTTGTTACTGGGTCAGTAACATTTAAATTTAATTCAGGTCCAAATGCAGTATTTCTTAAAAAGATTAATATCGCCTCCACATCACCTTCAAGTAAATCTTCAACCCTAACATCAGGCTCATAAATTTTAGCCCTTAACAAATTGATTGTAATGTCTGAGGTTCCGCCCATCAAAATATTTTCATCGGACGCGGTTAAATAACCTACTTTTATTGATTTTTTTTTGTTTCTGTAAAAAATACCCTGTGAAGGTAATTGTACCACATCGTGTGGTAAAGAAAAATTTTGTTGACCGTAGTCGATTGTTTGATTATCCATATAAAAAAATTAACCGTAGAGAGTTTATAGTGTCCCTACGGTTAAATATAGTTAGTATTGAAAATTCGTAAATAGTATTAAAAAACTAATACACGAGAACACATCTATCCATGCGTAATGTCGCAGAAATTGTCGCTAACGCGTCTCCATTGTAAGCCAATGAATCAAAGTTAACATCTGTTAAGAATGTTCCATAAAGAATCCATTTCTCAACAACAACACCCGTTGGGTCCAACATTTCAAGGTCAATGTCTTTTTTGTAACCCGCAGCATAACCCATACGACCTGTAACTGACTCAGCATGTAAACGAACCCATTCCATAAGAGCTTGTGCTGCTGAAGGTCCAATTGGGTCACGGAATTTAACTGGAATAGTTTGCCAATTAAATCTACCTGCAACATATGTTGAGGTGTTTAGGAAAGGAATTTCAACAGGGTTAATTGTGATGTGTGGTCTAGCCGTTGACTCAACAAACCATTCATTTATACCCAAACTTGATGGAAACCTTAAAATGAATCGGTTCTGACGTTTCGGCTCATAAGGTATCGGCATTTTCATTAATAAATCAGCCATGTTATTTTAATTTTTTTTTTAAGTTCTTTTTTATTTATATCTATAAATATAGTCTTGTTAAAAAATTTTTCTCTTTACTTTTTTTTTGATGAGATTATTCTTTATTTATATTCCTTTTTAATGCCTCCAGCAGTAGAATAAGTTTTAACTATATTATCTGGTTTATCTTTAAAATGTTTACTCATTACTTCTACATTTCTTATATCATCGTCTGAAAATCCTATACTAGGTTCCATTGGTATAAAGTTATTTGAAATGTCATTTTTAATAAATGCTTTCTTATTAAGTATACCAGCCATCCCTTTTATATAAGAAACAAAATCTTCCATTGCCCTAACTTTTAATTCTTCAGGGTTGGCAGCATCTCCTTCTCCAAAAGTAACTGGATGATATTTGTTGAGTTCTAAATATGATTTAATTAAATCGTCGTCACTCATTTCTTCCTCACCGACAAATGTCCTATATTTTTTAAGGTTCTTAACTAGTTGGTCTTTATCAATACCATTAAAACCACTCACGATATAATTATATACCGCTTGTTTTAATGTTTCAGGATTGTGACCTCTAGCCGTGATTATTGAAAAAATTGACCCGTTATTGATTGCTTCTCTGAAATCACCAAATGCTGGACCTTCTTTTGCTCTCATCACATCAATTAAAAAATCTTTATCACCTTTGGTTCTAAAATTTCTAAAAGGTTCTTCCCCAAATCCAACTATGGTATCTCCTTTATATTGAAATGGTTTTTTTCCCAAAACATGTCTATATTCCGCAAAATCATCCGTACTCATACCAACTTCATTACCATCTTCCGTTTTAACCATGATTTTTGTTGGCATATGAACAATATTGTCATCCCAATCAAAGGCATAGTATTTCATATCTGGAGTACCTTCCTTGTTAAATCCTTCTCTAAGTTGTTTTCTCATATTAGGCAATTAAAGGGGATACCGAAGTATCCCCATTAAGTTTATTAAATATTTTCAAACGAAGCTCCTGTTGGAGTGATGAAGAACTCAATATCAATGAATTCTAATGCCTTCGTAGGTTTTAAGTAGATTTTACCTACTAGTCTGTTAGCATCTAAATCTTCAGGTGTTGAAGACACTGTTACACGGAAATCATAAAGACCTCTATCTCTTCTGATTGAATCCAAGATTGGATTTACACTATCCAAGAATTGTTGTCTAACAATTTGGTCATTTTGTTCAAATAACAATCTAACTGCAACTGCTGAAATCAACTTACGAGCTTGAAGTAATAATCTTCTTACATTCAATCTGTTAAGTGCCGTATCAGCAACTTGTAATGTTTTGTTACCCCAAATTACAGTTCCAACATCAGAGAAAGTTGCGATAGGGTTAATTCTACCTTGATATAATGTATCTCTATCAGTTTGTGTAAGTTTTTGTCTAGCTTTGATTGAGTTTACAAGACCTCTTGTGTAACCCGCTGATGCGAACCATGGGAATGAAATGTTATCAGTCAACGCTAAGTTTCTACAAACCTCACCAGTTGGTGGTAAGTAAATTTGTGTATTATTAACTGTATCACGAACTAATATCCAAGGATAATAAGTTGCGGTATAGTTAGAGTCAATTCCTGTGTTATCAAGATTATCTACCGCTTCTTGAGAGTAGATAATATCTTGAGGATTTGTTGAATCAGGAGTGTACATGTTGTAGTCAGGGGTTGTTGCGATATAAACCGAGTCTGCTCTTGAATATTGAACCATGTCAATTGCTTCTTCAACAAGATTAGAGTTATTGATATAATCAATACTTGAAGTTGCGAATATGTTAATGTTTGTAGATTCAGGATTTGCAAATGTTAAGATACCAAGTAAGTAAGCGTAGTAGTCAGTATTTGCAAAATCTTGAGTGTTATTTTGAACAACAATTCTCTTGAATAAACCATCACCTGTAGCTGTTGGGTATCTTGAAGATGCTGATGCACCTGCCAAGTAACCTGAAGCTCCTAATTGGAATCTGTCTTGGTTAGTTCTCCATTCTCTGTAGATATCCCAACCATCAAAACCACCAGCAAAACATACTGTGTATTTTCTTGAGTATATAAAGTAGTAAGGATTTTCTTGAGTTTGAGGGTCATTGGTGAAATCAGCAACACCACATTCAAATGCTGTTTGACCACTTGACATATAAGTGTTAGCAATTGTAACAACCGTAGCACCTGAGTCCATGTGGAAACCTTTACTGATAATATTCCAAGGTTGACCTTCAACTAAAGGATTTGAAATCCAGTTTGAAGGATTCTGTTTTCCTTTATATGTTAAGAAAGATTCGTCAATACCAAATTGAGTTGAAAAACCTAAATAACTTCTTCTAACAATGTCTCCCGCAGATTCAACAGGTGCTCCACCCGCATTTGCACCAAATGGTGGGTTAGATATAACCTCTCCAGGATAATAGTATTTTGTTTTAAATTTAGGATATGGTGAAGGGTATGTATCAAAACTTGAATATTCTCTTTGTGTATAACCATAGAAACCACAAGGTAATGCGTCAATAGGTGCCTCATCAGCCATTTCAATCATAATGTATTTTGAAATTAAAGCAAATTCACCGTTAGACGAACCAATTTTCTTAGCAACGAAGTTGTTAGATGCTGGGTCCATATTACAGTTTGTAAATTTCTCAATAACAACTGGATTAGCATCCGTATCAAAGAAATTTCTAACTAAAACATCAAAACTCATGTTGTTATACGATAGATTCGCAATTGAAACTTTAACTTCAGTATTTGCAGCATCTCCATCAGAAATTGAAATGAACTTGAATAATTTATAAACTTTATTACCTCTTAATTCTGAAACTAAAAATGGTGTTTCAGGTGATTGGTATCTTTCTAAATTATACGCAATAGATGATGAATTTTCACTTCTAGCATCAGGTAATGCAATTAAATCACATGCCAAACCACGAATATATCCTTGATTATAGGCATAATTTAAAGAACCCTGATAAGCTTCCTCAACATAAATTGGGACTTCAAATCTTGATTTTCCAAAATTATCCACACCTAATACTTTAGTGATATATTTTGAATCCGAAGCTAACATAGATGCTTCAAATGTGAATGTATTGTTATCTTTAGTTACACCTGATAACAAGAACTGTGAATATGGTGAACTTGTGATTTCTGAATATTGTCCTGTACAAATTAATTGAAGGTTGTTTGGTACCCAAGTGTTATTATTATCGTAATCAATACCAACTTCATAAACGGGTCCATGGGAAATACTTGAACTATTGTTTTCATAGTTTGAAATACCTCTTGAACGAAGAGTTGCAATCACCATGTTGTTAAACTCTGTATAAGGAGTACCTGTAAATGTATATGAATTACCTACAACAGTACCTGTGAAAGCTCCACTAGCACCTGAGATTAAATTTGAAACTGAGTAATAGAATGAATACCCTGTGTAGTTGTTAGTTAATGAATCTCCGTTTTGGAAATTAAAGTCAGCATAATACCAAGAATCATTATTACTTGCAGTTAAATCATTTTGTGCGAAATTATTTTCACAATCAAAAGGGTTTATAATTGTTGAATATTGACCAGTTACTGAAAAATATGCTGATTCAGGAATTGCACCATATATTACAGCGGTTGTTGCTGATGTTGATGGTGTATCCATGACTGCATCCAAATAGGTGTTAAAATCTGTTTGTAATGAAGATGTACTTCCATCTTGTAATTTGTATTGAACTGAAAAGTTTGCAATAACCTGTGCAGGTAACGAACCTGAAATAAAGTTCACAGTATTTCCTGTTGAGTTCCCTGTGAATGTTGCAGTAAATGATGTTCCAGTAGATGGGTCACCAATAGTTGTTGGGTCTACATTTGCTGTAACTGCAAGAGACCATGATGGACCTGCATCGTAACCTGATAAACCTAAAACTCTTGTAACAAACAATTGGTTTGATTGTTGTAAATATGATTTAGCGATATATGCCGCCTCATACTTTGGTATTTGAGTGTTATAAAACTTAACGGGCTCAGTTCCCCCGAAATAAGCTTGAAACTCATCGTAGTTAGTTATGAATACTGGTTCAAATGCTGGACCTTTGATAGTTTCTCCAACAAGACCTAAAGTCGTTACACCCACACTTTGGGCTACGAAAGATAAGTCGGTTTCAGATGTGTACACCCCTGGTGATACATATACTTTTTGATTTGCTTGTGCTGTTGCCATTATTAAATTGTTCTGTTACAGATTTATTTTATTGATAAATATTCAATATTATATGAAAAAACTTTACTTTTGGATAAGTATTTATAATCGGTAGGAAATAATTCTACCTTTTTTCATACCATGAAAACAAAGAAAGAAATTAAAAATATAAAAATATCCCCTGAATCACATGAAATACTAAAAAAGTACTGTGATAAGAGGGGAATTAAGATTTATAAGTTTTTGGAAAATTTAATTATAGAAAAGTGTAAAGAGAAGAAAGATATCTACGGAGAAGATTAAACTAACTTACTATCAAATGCAATTTTTGATTCTTTTGTATTATCTGTTTTTGTTACTTCAATTCTCAAAACATCGTTTGTTGTAATCTGAATTAATGCAACATCACTACCATAGAAATCATCATTAATGTAGACATCATAACTATTAACATTATCGGAACCTAACCAAGACATGTTTGCAGTAAAATCTATTCGGTCAACTAATGTTGTGTTTCCCGAAACAAATAAAAAATCACTTTGAAATTCATTTGGATTTTCAGGATATTTTTTTCTTTTTTGTTTTCTTGTTGATGTATCTAACTCAAATAATTGTGTAATTCTTTGAATTGCGGGTTTAACTTCAAACTCATCTTCATCTATTAGATAACCCAACATTGTGAAATCATAATTTTGAATATAATACTTTCTAGCATCAATAGTCATTTGAGATTCATCCGAAACATTATCCATAATAATTGGAACATACTGCCCTTTAATAAAAGTATATGCTTGTCTTGAAGCGAATGTTTGCATAACCACTTTATTAAGTTGGTTAAGTTCTCTCATTCTATTACATATAATTTTAACACTATATTTGATATCTACAGGAACAGGTTGTGGAATTGTGTAAATGTCCATACCCTGTTCATTTCCATTCCATGTTGGAACCGATGCATAATAAAATTGTTTTCTGTTAGGAATTGTATACTGAAGTGATGGATTTGTACCATACTTAACTTCAGGATTTCTAACTACCGTAATGAATGGTGGCGAGGGGTTATAATCTAAATCAACAAACTTCCAAGTTTCTAAATATTGTGACCAGTTTTGTGTTGTAATAATAATATCCAACATTGGTACTATTTTACCTGCAGTAACAACCTCTAATTCGGTCTTAACAAAATCCAACATACCCCTATCCAAATCAGCATGTAATACTGATTTAGGTAGATAAGTTCCATCTTCTTTAATATACTCTAATAGTTGTTCTCTACGAGCAGATAGTTCTTTTTTTGGAACTAACGGCAATGTTGGTTTAACTATATTTCTTGGTAATGGCATTTTATTCTTTTACAACAAATAGTTTATTTTGTGAGTTTATCATGTCAACTTCACTTGCATGATAAACAGGTTCTTCGGTATTTTTAAATACAAACGAGTCGTATTTGTATGGGTCATATGTAATAACATTATTTGATAATGATGTTGGGATGTTTTTACAAGGGTATTCAAAGTATTCTAATAATTCTCCAATAACAAAGGCGTGAACATTCTTTCTTTTTTCACTACGGACTTTTTCTTTTCCACCTTGTCTAACTCTAAATTCTACATCTTTTAATTTAACATAATCGGCATACATAATAACCTTACCGTTATGAGTAACAGAGAAGGTATGTTTTTTTAAGTTATAATATACCATAACTTTCTTACCGATAAATAAAGAATCAAATTGTGATTCTGTTACAACAACTTTCATATTAAATTCCTCTAAATTCATTTTCACTTACATATGTGGCAACAATTGTTCTATAGAACGGTTTGTAACCACCATAAGTATGTTTATTATCTGATTTTACATATCCATCATCAGCAACTGAATAATACCTTACCCTACTTTCAGTTTCATAATATCCTAAATAATCCCCTTGAAAAATTTCAACACCCAAATCATCAAGTTGTTTTTGATATATTGAAAATTTCATATTTCCAGGTTCCTGTTGTTCAACTTTTGAATTACCTAAAAATTTATGTGATGGTGCAAGAACTTGAACAAGACCTTTTAATTCAATAGGTGCCAAGAATTGTACACCATCTTCTAAAACCTCACCATAAACTGCATCTGTTTTTGTCTTATATCTGTCAATACGATATAAAATAACGGTAAAGTTCATATCGCCTTCTAGCCACTCTTGACCCATACTGGTATCTAAAGTATAATCCTCCCCACCAAAAAATTTGCCTAATCTTGTTATTGGAACTAATTTTTGCATATTATTTTTCTTTTTGTTTATTGTGGTATGATTCAGATGATACACCCGATGAATTGATTATTATGTCTGTATTAAAATAATTTTTAATTGATTTTTTTATCTCATTATTCCACCCCATTCTAATATCGTTGAAAGAGCGAGGAGATTTACCCATATTTAATAATGGGCTATCATCAGGAACAATATATGTTATTTCCATATAAAACTCATCATCTCTAATACCCAACGGAACCAAACGAAACTCAATATCCAATACCCCATTAGGTTTAATCACATTAATCATTTTTTTAATTAATTTGGTTAATTTATCTTCAGACATTTTCATATGTTGATAAATACTTTATTTTTACTTATATTTAAAGCAAACTTTTATTTAAAAGAATGGAAATAAGTTTGGAGTCAAAAGCGATGGCGATTCTTGAAACATATGAAGGTGGTAATAACTACCTTTTGGAACTGAAACGGAAATCACAGATTAACAAGAAGTTCTACCCAACAAGAAGCCAATCGGAGTATATTTTATCATTCCACGACAAGCAACCAAAGGTTGCAAAGAAGTGGGTGATTCTTGATGCCTACTTTGCTCAAAAGTTAGCAGACGATAAATTATATACAGAAATCCCACAAAAAATATGGGTTGAGAAGCTATTAGCCGATAAAGAAAAGGCATACCACATTTGGGGTAAAGTTTTTGAAAAAGAAGAATTACACGATTTTTGGTTACCAAAAGCCGCTATTATTAAAGATAATTCAGTTAAAGATGTTGTTATTGATTATTCCAAATATTCTCACCGTCCACCACTTGAACACCAAAAAGAAGCAATCCAAAAATTAGTTGAGAATAAAAAGTTTATATTATCAGACGATATGGGACTTGGCAAAACTACGTCCGCTATTATTGCGTCATTAGAATCGGGTTCAAAAAAAGTTTTAATTATTTGTCCAGCAACTTTAAAAATTAACTGGAAAAGAGAGATTGAAAATTATTCAGATAAACCAATTTATATTGCTGAAGGAAAAAACTTTAATACGGATTCCGATTTTGTTATCATCAACTACGATATCATTAAAAATTTCCATGACCCAAAGAAAAAGGACGATTCTCAGATATTAAAATCAAAATTTGATTTAATTATAATAGACGAATGCCATATGGCAAAAAATCCTCAGGCTCAGAGGACAAAACTAATTAATGATATTGCAAAAACATCGGAAAGATTATGGTTATTAAGTGGAACTCCAATGACCTCAAGACCAATGGATTATTTCAATCTATTAAGTTTGGTTGATTCTCCTGTAAGTAAAAATTGGATGGCTTATGCCATTAGATATTGTGCTGGATATCAATTTAATGTTGGTGGAAAAAAAGTTTGGAATGTAACGGGAGCATCAAACCTTGAAGAATTAAGAGACAGAACTTCAGGGACAATTTTAAGAAGGTTAAAAGAAAATGTTCTTGATTTACCTGACAAGATTATTACCCCCGTGTATTTGAAATTAAAATCAAAACAATATGAAGAGGTTATGGGTGAATATTATGATTGGTATGATAAAAACCCTGAGGAGTCAAAATCACTTACCGTTCAGTTCACCAAACTGACAAAAGTTAGACAAATTATTGCCGACGAAAAAATTAAAGAGACAATTGAACTTGCGGAAAACATTTTGGAACAAGACAAAAAAGTTATCATATTTTGCAACTTTACTGATTCACTAAATAAAATAACCGAACATTTTGGAAAGTCGGCGGTTAAATTAGATGGGTCAATGTCTCAACATGAGAGACAATATAGTGTTGACCAATTCCAAGAAAACCCAAAAGTTAAAGTTTTTGTTGGTAATATAAGGGCGGCAGGAACGGGTATTACTTTGACGGCAGGAGAAGCAGCAATATTCAATGACCTATCATTCCTTCCGTCAGACCACGCCCAAGCGGAGGATAGAAGTTATCGTTATGGTCAAAAAAACAATGTTTTGGTTTATTATCCAATATATCAAAATACAATTGAAAGTGTTATTTACGATATTGTTAATAACAAGAAAAAAGTTATTGCAACCGTAATGGGTGATGATAAAAACCCCGCCGATACCGCAGAAGAAATTCTAAAAAGAATTAATGATTTAAGAAAATAAAAGTTTAACTTTTACTATATTAGCAGATATTTATAATTATGGGAAGACCACTAAAAAAAGAAGAAGAAAAAAAAATTAAAATTGGTATTAGTTTAGATAGAAAACTATATAATACAATAATGAAAGATGGTGGCAAAGTTTCTCGTATAATTGAAAAAATAATTAAAGAGCATTGTGGAAACAAAAATTTGTAGTAAATGTAAGGTTGAGAAACTATTAGAAAATTTCGTTAAAAAAAATAATAGTCCTGATGGGTGTGGAAATACTTGTAATCAATGTAACAATGAGAGGGGAAGGAAATATCGTATTAAAAATAAAGAAAAAATAAAAAATTATTATATTGAAAATAAAGAAAAACACCAATCTTACAAAAAAGAACATTACACTAATAATAGAGAAAAAATAAAATCCAACAGTAAAGAATATTATATTAAAAATAAAGAAAAACAAATATCACAAAAAAAAGAATATTATATTAAAAATAGAGAAAAAAAACTATCTAAACAGAAAGAATATAATATTAAAAATAAAGAAAATCTACAATCTTACCGTAATGAGTATGAAAGAAATAGAAAATTAAATGACCCTATTTATAAGTTATCAATTAATGTTAGAGATAGATTAAGAAAATATCTAAAGAGTGTAGGTATCACCAAGAATAAAAGAACATTTGATATTGTTGGTTGTTCTCCACCTGAATTAAAAGAACATTTAGAAAAACAATTTGTGGATGGAATGTCTTGGGATAAAATGGGGAAAAAAATACATATTGACCATATAATACCATTATCTTCCGCAAAAACAGAAGAAGATATATATAAATTAGCCCATTACACGAATCTTCAACCACTATGGGCTGAAGATAATTTGGCAAAATCAAACAAACTGGATTATTTATATACAACGGATAATCCAAAATTATGAAAAAAACACAAAAGAAAATCCAACAACTAGAAACACAAATACTTGAAAACCACATTAACCAAGAAAAGAAGTTGTTGATTACAGAAATGAAAAAAATAGGGATAGAAAAATTACCTTACTCCTATTCAGCCTTGAAGACGTTTATTGACCCTGAGACAATGAATCTACATTACAATAAACACTATAAAACATATGTGGATAAATTGAACGATGCCCTCGCAAAAAAAGAATACGGGGATTTAGATTTAGAAAAAATAATAAAAACAATCAGTCGTTTTGATAAGACAATAAGAAATAACGCTGGCGGTGCGTTTAATCATGCATTGTTTTGGAATTTCTTAACCCCAATCCCAAAAAAACTTGAAGGTGACCTTTACAAGAAGATTACCAAACAATGGGGGACATTCACCAACTTCAAAAAAGAATTTGAAAAACAAGCCAAAGACCGATTCGGTTCAGGATGGGTATGGCTAATACTAACTTCAAAAAATACTTTGAAGATTATGTCCACACCAAACCAAGATAACCCATTAATGAATGTAATTGAAGGTGGTGGATTTCCATTACTCGGATTAGATTTATGGGAACATGCTTATTACTTGAAATATAAAAACAAAAGAGATGAATACATTACAAACTTTTGGAAAGTTGTTAATTGGGATTTTGTTAGTAAAATGTATGAAATGAAAATTGAAACGAAATTGGCGGAATCAACCAAGATGAAACAAGTATTAACTGAAGGTAAATCTGAAATGTGTTCTTCTTCTGAAAATGAATTTTATAGAATGTTATTCAATGTTAATTCAGATATTAAATGGACTTACATGAATGGGATTAACAAAATTATGAAAGAAATGTTTTCTGAAAATTATATTTCAACACCCGAAAATGACCAATTACCTGGTGTCTATAATCTTGAGGGTCCTGGTAGGTCGGTAATCAATAAGTTAAATACAAATTATACTGCGTTCTGTATTTTGTTGAAGGATTTGAATAAAGTGATTGCAACTATTCCAAACAAGGTTCCAATAAACTTCATGGATAAAACTCCATCAGAGCAGAAAAAAGAGGTTGAAAGATTTATAAGAGCAATAGACCATTACAAATATAGAATATTTGATAAAGATAGTTCAACTCTTCATAACTTGTTAAGAACCTTAACTGAAAAAGATAAATCCGGTTCAAAAAGAGAAGCGATTACAGCCGCAATTATTAGAAGACATTTTGGCAACGAGTTTGAAGTTGAAATAATAGGTGAGTTAGGAAGTAAGAAAGATGCCATCCAAGGAATAGATTTGGAATTAAAAAATAATGAGAAAAAATATACCGCTCAAATCAAACCTTTCAGAAATATTATTGTATCTGAAGATGGTATTACCTTAGAAGGAACTGCGAGTGTTAAGATTTATAACACAGACCTCATGATTTTTCAAAAAGGAAAGAATGTTTTAATATTTAATAAAAAACCAAAAATCGTAAGAGGTAATTTTGTGTTTCCTGTGGATTCACTAATGTACAATATACAATAATAAACTAATTGATATTTATTAGATATGGCAGTTATTCCAGAACCAGAAAGGTCAAAAATTTATACCAGAGTCAAACATTTATTGGGTGCCCCAATTAGGAGTGTTGAAATTGAAGATGAAATGATGGATTCTTTAATGGAACTCTCTATACAAGATTATGAACAATATATCTTAAATTGGTTAATTGATAGTCAGTGGGTTAACTTGGTTAATCTTAATATGACCGAAAAATCAGTTTCAAGAGCATTGATTACAAGAACAATGGATTTTGAACAACAATTCTCATATTCATATTCAAAAATCGTGGGTCTTCAGGCGGAAGGTCCTTGGGTATTAAAGAAAGATTATATCATTCTTGAACAGAACAAACAAAACTACGAAATCCCTGCTGGTCGTGAGATTAATGAAGTGTTATGGTTCAGTAATCAACCTATTACCGCATTTGGTATGGGTGGTATTGGGGGATTTGGTGGTGTAGGTCTTGGAGCCAACGAAGCTGGATTCGCTCAAATGGGATACCAAGGTTCTTATTTTATGATGTCAGGTTTTGATTATCTAATAAGAATGCAAGAATCAAACATTTTAAATAGAATTCTTGGAGGTTCTTTAACTTATAGAATTACTGCATTACCTGATGGTAAAAAAGATTTACAACTATACAACGCACCTGGTAATCAATTTAATTGGGGTAACTATAGTCAATATGTTGGTAGAGCTGTGTGGTATTGGTATTACGATGTAACACCTGACAGTAGAGCCGATTGTTTAAAAAATAATCCTGATGTAATTAAATCACCAAATGATGTTCCATTAGAAGAACTTACTTGGTCTGACTTAAATGTACCCGCACAACAATGGGTTAGAAGATGGTTTACCGCTTATGTTAAAGAAACATTAGGTAGAGTTAGAGGGAAATACAGTGGTAATTTAAAAACACCTGATTCTGAAATAACTATGGACTACACAAGTTTGTTGACCGAAGGTAAAGATGAAAAAACAAAATTAATAGAAGAACTTACAGGTGCTGAAGGTTGGTTAACAAGATTGAGACCTGAAAAAGTTATGGAAAGAGAAGCATTAATAGCTGAGAACTTAAATAAACAAATGAAGTTCAGAGCAATGCCTCGTCAAATATATGTAATTTAATATTATGGCAATTATAAGAACAATCCCGTCAACAAGATTAATCAACGGGGAAATTTTAAAAACATCAGAAGTATCAATAGTATCCGAGTCGGAATATAGAACCAACGGAGAGGAATGTATTATTGTGAGAAATGTCAGTGAATCTACAATTATTTTGGATTCCAAAACAACTGACCATATTGTGGTAAAGGCAATGACAAAAGTAACAATCAAACCTAATATAGGTAAGATTGATGAGGACTATGATGAAATAGTTGCCGACAAGTATGCTTGTATTGAATTCAGATTTTGTGGTGGAAACTGGTATATTTTGTCGTCAGACGGATTGAAAAGTTCTTAATTTATTTCAAATTGAATCTATTTTCAACGAATTTTTATACACTACCTGTGCATTGGTAGGTGTCTATGACTTTCAAATTGTATCTATCTTCAACAGACCCTTGGACTATGCGCAGATTGTTGCGGGTGTCTATGACTTTCAAATTGTATCTGTCTTCAACTTGGTATAGGTATATCCATCACAAAATGGTAGGTGTCTATGACTTTCAAATTGTATCTGTCTTCAACCCACTTACCGATAACCTTTAGGGTATCAACCTTCTCCAGTCCGAAGTAGTCAGAAATTTCGTCTCTTAATTTGTAATAAACATATAAATATCCCGGTTTTTTCCATCCTAAAACACCATATTCCTCACCAGGAAAGTGAAAAACAATATCAACAAACTTACCTTTTTTTTGTTCAAGAGCACCGTATTCCGTATCCAAAAATTTGAATATAACTTTATCTAATCTATTTTCTGTTATAATGTATTTCATTAATAATAAATATTAGAAAATATTTTTTATTACCTTTTCTTAAATTATTGTTGCTAGATTATCTTGCCAACCATCTTCTGCTAAGTCATACATATAGTCAGAACTTAAACCTCGTTTTTCCCAATAAGACATTTCAGCGTCTGTAATTGCTAACACATCTTCCAACTTATCTTGGTCAGAATCTTCAAATGGTAACCCATTTATTAATTCACACTGAGCGGTTGTAAAGATACCTCTTTGTTCAGGGTCATTTACAATTAAACCATTTCTAACCTCATCTTTAAAACAAACCAATAATGGCTCAATTCTTTTATTAAATGTTGTTATTGCTCTCGGCACATTATAATCACCTGTTAGATTAGGGTCGTTATCTAAAATATCTTTATCTAACATATAACAATTAATTTGAACACCATCACCTTTCTTTTGAACATCACCGTGAGATGATTTAATACCATTGTTAACATACAAAATAACATCACCCAAACTCACATTTAAGTTTGACTGTAAAGCTAACTCCATGTGAGCCATACGACTCATACTATTACCTGATTTAGTTTTTTCTGTTAAACGTTTCTTATAGTCCTCCATTGACAACTTAACCTTAGCTCTTTGAGCAATCTTACTTAACGGTATTTTCTTATCAAAGATTGTTTGTAAATACTCATAGTAGTATTCCACAAATGATTTACCGTCACCCTGAAGTAACATCTTAATTCCTTTATCCAAAAAAGCCTCAATATATAGTGGAAGTTTTTTTGATTTAATACTATTACCCGTTAATTTGATTTTACCTTTAGAATCCATAACGGCATAGTTCTTACGAGCCAAGTTAATACATGAAGGCCAAACCCCATCAGTATCAAGAGCCATTTCACCTCTCATGAAGATATCATTATACTCCGCAACATCCGCTTCAGGACCATAGTATTCTTTACCTTCTTTAACCTTCCAATTTAACCCACGACCAACATATACCCTATCCTTCGCATCTGGCGGAGTTGAAAAGTTCACTCCGTCCGTATCCATTACCAAAGGAACATAACCTTTAGTCATGAAGAACTTAATCATTTGACGAAGGTATTGTCTACCCGTACAAGTAATCTGTTCTCCCATATACATGTCACCCCAAGCATAAACCTGTGGTGCCGACAAAGCTCCGAACATGGAGTTAATAAAAATTTTAATTGGTAATTGTTTGTTACCGTATGATTCAGATTTTTTACGGTCTGTCTCATAAAACTCTTCCGCAAGTTGTTTGTATTTGATACGAGTGTCACGGAAATACTTTAACATTCCTTTCATTGCACCTGTTACATCACAGTCGGGGAATACATCGTGTACCAACTGAATAGAGGGATATAGAGACGAGAAGTCAAGTTTGAGAACATCTTTAGAGTAACCAACCTTAAGTAGTCGTGAAAGACCCCCTACGAAGTCAGTTTTACCTTGTTTCTCAGGAATGGCAAGTCCGTGTTTGTACGACCAAGCTAACATCAACATTTTCCATAATGTTGCAGTACCCATAGTCGAAACCCTTTCATATGTTGTTGGAATCATTGCCGCCAACAAGAATGAACCTTGGTTGAACTCTTGGTCAACCTTTAGGGTTTCATCTAAGTCATCGTCAAGATACATCTCAACTAACTTGTCACCTGTAATTTTGTTATAAACATCAGAGCGTTTTGAACACGCATCATCAATCTTTGAATCAACCCCAACTTTCTTGTACTTACCGTTTTGAGTGTTTAACCAAAAATCTTCTTTCTTCACATAAAATGGTCCGATAT